TTATAAAAATCTGAATAAATTTGAAAATCTATTAACATTTTTGAAAGGAGAAAAAATGAAAACAATTAATTTTTACAAAAAAGAAAAATTGATATTTTCTGTTTATGCAGAAAGTTTAGAAGATGTCTTAAAATCGCCTCTATCATATTTTCAAGGATATACTCAAGATATGATAATTACAGATATTACATATCAATATCCGTTTTACAAAGATGATGTATTGAGAGAAATGAGCAAAGAAGAAAAAGTAAGGGCAAATATAGATGTGCAGTTAGAGGATGGGGAGTTTATAAAAGATAAAAAATTAATAACAGTACCTAAACCAGCTGGAAATCAAAAATATATGTATTGGGATAAAGAAAAATCATTATGGATATTGGATAATCAAAAAGAATATGATGATTACTGTAATCTGATCGATGATTTAAAAGCAAAATCTTTAGAGTATGGGTTTGATTATAAAGTTGGAGAAAAAGAACATCGCCAAAGGTGTAGAGATAAAGACATTGCTTTTATGGTTGCTAACGTTATGGCTTTACAAATAGCAGAAAAATTAGGAAAAATTAAAAAAACAACATGGTATTTTGAGGACAATTATGGGATGCCTGCAGGATTAAATGAACTAGGGATCTTGATGTTATATGGAACTACATTTGTTCAAAGTGTTTATGACACAGAACATCACTTTAAGACTAAAGTAAACCCAAAAGAGTTATCAAAAGTCGAATTTGAGACTAAAAGAAAGGAAATTCACAATAAGCTAGTAAATGGTTAATTTTTTATTAAGGGTATCTATTATATAGCTACCCTTTTTAAAATGTGTTAAAAAGGCTTTCACAAGGTCATTTTTTAAGGAGATGATGAAAAATGTATAAGTTTTCTGAAAGAAGCAAATCAAAACTTGAAACAGTAGATATAAGGCTACAAAACTTAATGAATGTGGCTATTAAAGAAAGTCCTTATGATTTTTCTATAACTGAAGGAATTAGAACAATGAAAAGACAAAGAGAGTTAGTTGCTCAGGGAAAATCTAAGACTTTAAAAAGCTATCATTTGAAAGGAAAAGCAGTTGATATAGCTGTATGGATTGACGGAAAAGTAACTTGGGATTTTAAATATTATAAAGAAGTTGCTGACAGCATAAAAAGAGTTGCTAGAAAGTTAGGCTATATAATTACCTGGGGTGGAGATTGGAAAACATTTAAAGATGGTCCGCATTTCCAAATTGAAGATTAATTAACAATTGTCTGGCCAGACAAATTTATAAAAAATTTTAAATTATTAGGAGGTAGTAAGTATGGAAAAAGAATTATTATGGCAAGTATTAGGTTATGTTGTATCATTGGTAGTTTATTTTCTGTTGTCTTGGAGATATAAAGGAAAAGATGAAGTAAGAAAAGAAGCTTTGGAGCAAGAACTTATGATACAAGGTAAAGGACTCGGAGAGTTAAAGAAAAAAGCTGTTCAAGAGTTTGTATCTAAATTACCAGGACATCTAAGAATCTTTATAAATGAGACTACTATTGATGCAGTAGTTAAGGAACTTCAACCTGTATTCCAAAGAATAAAAGAAGGCAAAAATGGAAAAAACTAAACTTCTACTTGAGCCAATTTCAAATGGAAAAGCTGTATTGTTAGAAGATTATGTTTATTCTATCAATGGATATGATATAACAATTTTTAAAGGTTTTGTAACGGATGGGGCATCAGTGCCTCATTCTTTACAATGGCTATATAATCCATTTGGTCGATATATTAAAGCTGCTGTCGTGCATGATTTTTTATATAGCTGTTATAATAATACTGGTATCAATAGAACATTAGCAGATAAGATATTTAGATACATTATGCAAGAAATAGGAGTAGATAACAGAACTGTAAGAAGATTTTATGCAGCAGTGAGAGCATTTGGTGAAACTTCATGGAAGAAAAAAATCTTAAATGAAGGTTATAAGGATAGAGCAATTATAGACAGAACAGATGAAGCTATAAAATACTATCATCACTGGAATACTATTTTAAAAATATAAAAAGGAGGCGAGTATGTTTGCAATTACACAAGAACACTTAAGCTTTATTGGTGGTGTCATAGCAATAGTTGCTTTTGTGAAAGGAATAACAAATAATATAGACAATAAAATTGAAAAAAATAATCAGTATTTAGAAAATCTTATTGATAAAAAATTAGATATAATTGTCTATGAAGCTAACAAAAAAAGTTTTGAACAATGGAGCAATGAAAAAGATAGAATTATAGAAGAAAAGATTTCTAAGATTGAAACTTCTTTTAAAAGTGATTTACAAGAAATAAAAGAATCATTGAAAGAAATAAATCAGCATATGTTAAATTGTAAAAAGTAATGGGTAGGAAAAAATCCTACCCTCTTTTTTTTGTTATATAACATTTGTTATTTTAATTTTACTTTGTTTCCATTTTGATACCATCAAAATTAATCTAAGTCAATTTATTCTACACTTAAATTTTGAATTAATGGTATTTAGAACACTTTAGAAATCATATTTTAAAAATAGTTTAATTTCTACAAAAAAGCCCGAACTTGAAAAAAGTTGAGGGCTTTTTTGTATTCTGATAGTTTTTTTGTTGATAATTTGTTGACAATTATTTTAGATAATAAAAAATCCTAATAACTTATTTTTGTTACTAGGATTTCTTTTGTTTCTATATCTGATTAATTGCTCTTTTCATATCATCATAGTTCTTATGTACATAGATGTCTAATGTTGTCTTATATCTCTTATGTCCTATCATTTTAATTATTATTTCTTTGTTTACCTCTGCATTTACCAACAAAGTAGCAAATGTATGTCTTGTATCGTGAAGTGTATGATATTTCAATTTAAGGTTTTTACATAATATTCTAAAATGATTATCAAACGAATCATACTTATAGTGCTTGTTATCTAATGTAGTAAATAAATACTCATTGCCTTTGTACATTCTATTTGATATTAAAGAAAGTAATTTATCATGTATTGGTATAGTTCTAATACCATTCACAGTCTTAGAATTTATAATCTTTATTGTCTTTTCTTTTAGGTCTATATCCTTGACTTTAATATTTAATAATTCGCCTATTCTTAGACCTGTATAACACAGTATAAGGACTATATCAACAATTTTTCTTTTATCTTTTTATAAATTATTCCATAAGATTTCTAATTCTTCCTCTGTAAATATTCTTTCTCTTATACTTGTCTTATTACCTCTTTCAATGCTTGGTAACTTTAATAACTTAGGATAATTCTTTTTATTGCATAAATCATTTAGCATTGCAAAATCCCATATATTAGACCAAAAACTTTTTAAATTTCTTAGACTACCCTTTGTTAGATTAGCCTTATTCATAATGTTTTGGAGAAACCAAGCCATTAATACTATCTATTGGCATTTTATGTAAGATAGAACTTCTATTAAAGTTAGTTACATAGTTTTTCATAGTTGATTTTTTTACCTCTTTATTTTTGAGGGTTAGGGCGTAGTTTTGTGCGCTATTTTCGGTGTAGAAGTATTTGCCGTCAGCGGTTTTGTAGGCTACATCTAAATTGGGGTTATCATTGAATATGGTATCCATAGGGTTTCTGTTATTAGTAAGGGGGGGGGAAGGTTGCAGAAAAAAGCTTGCTAATTGAGTTACTTTGGGGCTTTTCTGAGGCTTCCCCTCCTTTTGGGTTAAACATTATTTCAGTGCGGCGATGTACTTTTTCTCCAAAGGTAAAGCAATGAAGTAGTGGCGATATGCCAATAGGTTTGCTTGGTTTTGGGTATCTTGTTTGGCTTCGGAATAGTACTGCTTAGTAAGTCCTGTTTTTTTACGCACAGCGTCTACCACAAAGGCTACTGAAGCGGGTTTGTCGGTAGCAGTAGGGACTTGGTCGAAAGCGATCTTTTGTCCTGTGGCATTGTAGTGAGGGTGTTGTTCGTAAGTTTTGATTTCAAAGCCTGCAATCACAGGGGCTGTTTGTCCGTTGCGATAGTTGATAAGCTGGTCTCCGAAACGTTCTCTGTCTTTAAGGAGGGCGTTGTAGTGGTCATAGCACAAGACAAGGCGGCGACCTTTGAGAGGCCATCCTGCTTTATCGCATATTGCTTTCAGGGCTACAATGTCGTTGTAGGTACATTCAGTACCCGCAATGGTGAGGACTGGGGTAGCAGCGGTGTTTTGGTCGGGAGCAATAGCGTGTAATGCTTTTTTATACTTGGTAACGCTAATTTCATTGGTGTGGCTACGGGTAACCGCATCAATTTTGTTGTAGCTTGCCCCGATGGTTTGGTCGTCGGTAACCTTAGTAGGTTTTGTTTGATATTTATCCAATTTTACCACTACTTCGTTGTCGGTGTAGTCTTGGATAGCGAGAGGATAGGTACTGTTATTAATCAGTACATCGGGTTTGAACTCGGTAGTAGGGATGTGAATTACGTTGTGTTCGCCCATTTGGGTTACATCGCCATCGAGTTCTTGCACGCCGTCTAAGAAGTCGGCATCGGCTCCTTGTGATAGGGTTTGTCGTACGCGTGCCTCCCATATTTCTGGAAAATTCATTGCCATAGTTAATTCTGTTTTAAAAGTTTTTTAAATATCATTTAAATTGCTTGCTGTGCTACGATTTTAAATAGAAGCTACTAATTTTTGGTAGGCTTCTGGGTTGCTGTTTTTGAAAGCCAATTTGTCATCTAAGGAGAGTTTTTGAAAATCGTCCATAGTAGCTACGCCAGTAGTTCCTGCAGGTGTAGTTACTCCTGTGCTAAAGTTCTTTTTAGCAGGCAAAGCCTCCAATGTAGCTTTTGCCAACTCAAAGTCTTTAGCTGCCAAATCGGCAAAGGTTTGTCGTTTGTCGGCAGTGATTTTACCGCTTTTTACTGCCTCGTCAAGCATTTGAGTAGTAAGGGCAGCTTTTTGTACTTTTTCTTTGGCTACAAAAGCACTAAGTTGTTCTTCTGAAAGAGTGAGTTTTTCTTTCAGTTCGTCTCGTGTTTTAGAAAGTGCCAAGATAGCAGACTCTATTTCGTCTGCTGATAGTTCCTTAGTGCTGGTGCTCATACCTAAAGCTACTAAGGCTAATTGTGTAAGTTGTAACTTCATATTGTTATCTGTGTTAATTGTTTTATCTGCCAATGATAGGCATAGCTCATTTATTTCTTTTTCGGTAAGTTCTTTGCCGTCCATATGTAGGCGCAAGGCGTTAGCATTACTCGGTACGGCTACTATAGAGACTTCAGCAAGGATACACTTTGTAAGGGTTACCACATTATCTTTATATGATAAATTCTTTTCTGAAAAATATATTCCCATACTCGCCCCTCTGATAACCCCTCGTTCAACCTTTCCTGCTATGAGTTTAGCATTTTCGTCTTCCATATCAAACAAAGGTTCAGCAAAAAGTTTACCCTCTTCAATGGTAATGTCTTTCCAGCTTCCTATTACGGTCTGATTACTGCGAATGTGTCCGTCAAGCATTACAGGATTGAGTTTGAAGCGTGTTAGGTCAATTCCTGCGGTAAGTATCCGAAAGCCGTGCGAATTGACCACTGCTTCATCGTTCAATATAAATTTAGGCATAGGCTTTCATTTTTTGTTAATCATTTTCGGGGCAAAATTCGTGAGCTTCTGTTGGGTATGCAAATAGTTGTTTAAGGACTGAACAGTTTTGTTCACCCTTTGAACAAAGTTGTTCAAGGACTGAACAACTTGTTTTCTAATTGCCTTATTTGTAGGAATTTTGCCACAAAAAAATGGCAAAAACAAAAGAACAAACACGTATTAAGGCTGAACAATATTACATTGAAAATATTGAGGTTACACAAGCAGAAGTGGCGGAGCTCTACGGAGTACGCCCTGCTACTATTGGCGAGTGGGTAAAGAAGTATGATTGGGAGGACAAGCGTTTGAACTTCCACGCTTCGCCTACTATTATCAAACAGAAACTACAAGCTGAGACTATTAGGGTAATGAATGGACAAGAGCCTACTTTCTCGGCTTCGGATGTAGGTAAGTTAATGGCTGCCTTAGATAGGTGCGAAACGCAGGCAGACCCTACCACTGTATATAAAGTACTGAAAGAGCTGGATATGTTTATATCACAACAAGATGCGGGCTTTGCCGCTCAATGTACCAAGTATCACAAACAATTCTTACAACTAAAAGTAAAAAATGAGCAAGAACGATAAGATATACGCTAAACTCTTAGCCGATTACGACAAGCATTGCCTACTGATTGCTAAGGCTACTTCGGTAAATATACACGAAACAGCCAAAGAAAAAGCGGCTCGTATTAAGAACTTGGAGGGTGATTATGTGCGCTGGTTTGAGTACTATTTTCCTAACTATGCCAAACAGAAGTGTGCGTGGTTTCACGTCCAGCTGGCTAAGCTGATAGTAGGCAATAGACGCTTGCGCTTGCTTGCCGAGATGTACCGCTCGGCGGGGAAGTCGGTGCATATAGATATGGGGATACCGCTGTACTTGTACTTTGCAAAGAATGATTTGCGATTTATGCTTTTGGTAGGTGAGACTGAACCTAAAGCTAAGAAGCTGCTGTCGGGCATACAGGCACAGTTGGAACACAATAATCGCTTGCAGAATGATTACGGCAAGAGGTCATCGGCGGGGGACTGGTCGGACGGTTCGTTTGTTACTAATGATGGGGTTCGGTTTATGTCGCTTGGTTTTGGACAAAACCCGCGAGGGGCACGAGAGCAGTCGGAGCGTCCTGATTATATCGTAGTAGATGATGTGGATAGCAAGAAGTCTATCCACAACGACCGTATTATGCGTGAAAGTGTAGATTATATTACTGAAGATGTATGGGGGTGTTTTGACAGTGAGGACAACGCTACTGAACGCTTTGTATTTGCTAACAATAACTTCCACAAAAACTCAATCACGAACCGCCTTAAAACGTACTTCAATGAGGTGATTAACACGCCCAAAGAGGAGGGTAGTTATGAGGATAGTCCGCATACAGAGTTCAAAATACTTACGGTGTGTGCGGTAAAAAACTTGCTGGACTTTACTCCTGAATGGCCTGAGAAGACTTCGGCGGAGTACTGGCGTAATAAGTTTAAGAGTATGCCTTACCGCTCGTTTATGCGTGAATATATGCATACACATATTGAGGATGGGGCTATCTTTAAGTACGAGGATATTCAGTATAAAAAGGCATTGCCACTGAGCAAGTACGATAACCTTTGTTTTTACGGCGACCTTTCCTATAAGGAAAATGCGGACTTTAAAGCCCTGATTTTGGCAGGAAATATAGGCAAAGAGTTTCATATACTGCTGTGCTATATGCAGCAAAAAAGCCGTGCGCATTGTGCTAAATGGCTGTATGACCAGTATGAGAAGTATCGCTTAGACCGCTATAATATTCGTTATATGATTGAGGGGCTTTTTGCGATGGACGAGTTTGTAAGCGACTTTGACCAAGAGGGCGACAAAAGGGGGCACTATATTCCTATCGTAGCCGACAAACGCAGCAAAGCTGATAAGTTCGACCGTATAGAGAGCCTTGCAGGTTATTTTGAGCGCAAAAATGTATGGTTCAATAGTGAACAGAAAAATGCGGATATGCAGGTGCTTATTGACCAGTTCTTAGCCTTTGAAAAGGGTTCGGGTGCCCACGATGATGGACCCGATGCTGTGCACGGAGCTTTTAAATGGCTCATAGGTCGCAACAGGCAAAGTAGCAACCAATACGCTTTTGGGGCGAGAGTTAATAACCATTATTGATATGTTTTTAGTTAAAGAAGATTTAAAGAATAATATCTACTCCTACCAAGTGGAGCAGATAACCGAAGGGGACGAGAGTATAGTACTGCAGGCATTAGATACTGCTGAGCAGGAGGTAAAATCGTACTTCTACACCAATGACAAAAAGGAGTATTTGGATGGTCGCCCTCGATACGATGCGGAGGCTATCTTTGCTAAGCGAGGAGAGGAAAGAAACGCTCTTGTGGTGAGTCTTTGCCTATCGGTAGCGAAGTGGTATATTGTAGATCTGTGCAATGTTGATATTATCTATGACCACGCCAAAGAACGTTACGATAGAGCAATAGAGTACCTTAAAAGGCTTGCTAAGGGTGAGGTGAATATCAGTTCGCTGCCTATTTTGCCTCGTACAGAGGAAACCGAAAAGCAAATAACCCCTTTTGTATATGGTTCACGCACTAAATTTAATCACTAATAGTCATTAGTCGCCAGCAGTTAGTCGTTAGCCAGCGACTCACTCTAACGACTAATGACTAAATACTAACGACTAAAATGAAAGATATAACCGTAACAACTGAATATGATTTGGAGGTCGTAGGGGGCGACTTTGTCGCTAATGAAAGTACTGCCCAACACGTGGAGTTCCTTTTGCTCTCCAAGCAAGGAGAATGGAAGGAGTCGCCTATTACGGGCTGTAATATTCAGCAAGCACAGAATGGCAGTATTACCCGCGCTCTTGATAGGCATATACGCATCCAATTAGAAGCAGACGGCTTTAGTGCCGAAGTACTACAAATCACCGAAAAAGGTATTAACGTTAAAGGAAAATACAAGCAATGAAACCCTATAAGAACTATAAGAAAAAAGCTCCCTCTCCTTCGGGGAGGGCAGGGGTGGGGAAAAACACTCTGCAACCTACCCGCAATATCGTTCCCAAGGCAATGGCGCGTACCCGTGCCGATGTACTCACGTGGAAAAATGCAATGGCAATGGCAGAGAACGTAGAGAACCCCAAAACGTTCCCCTACTATAATCTCGTGCGTGATATGATGCTTGACGCGCATACTACCTCACAAATAAAGAACCGAAAGCTAAAGACTATTTCGGCTAACTTCAGCATACAGAAGGCTAATGGTGAAACACACCAGGAGCTTACCAAATCATTACAAAAGTCGGTTTGGTTTAATGATATTATAAGCCATATCTTAGATAGTGAGTACTTTGGCTATACCCTTATAGAGCTCAATCGGCAGGTAGCACCTGCGGGCAGTAATGAAGTGCCATTTTCGGATGTAGAAGTAGCTTTAGTACCCCGCCAAAATGTAATACCTCAAAAGGGTATTATCCTAAAAGACTACACCGATGATAAGGGCTTAGACTATATGAACGCCTCTGAGTACGGCACGTGGCTATTAGACTTTGGTAAGGCGGGTGATTTGGGGCTTATCAATCAGGCAATACCGCATATACTTTTCAGTCGTTTTGCGCAAAGTTGCTGGTCGGAGTTGTGCGAGATATATGGCATACCTCCCCGCGTAATGAAGACAAACACCCGTGACCGCCAAGCCCTTGCACGTGCTGAGAAGATGATGACCGATATGGGGGCTGCCGCTTGGTTTATCATTGACGAAACCGAGCAATTCGAGTGGGCAACCAATGGGGTGCCCGCTACAGGTGAAGTGTATAACGGGCTCATAAAACTGTGCCGTGATAACATCTCCTTGCTCATTTCGGGGGCTATCATCGGGCAAGATACAAAGTACGGCAGCAAAGGCAAAGAAGTAAGCTCGCAGGATATGTTGCAAGCCCTTGTGGATGCCGACCAAACAATGGTAGAGCAGTATATGAACGATAAAGTACTACCTGCTCTGTATGCCATTGGAGTACTCCCCGAAGAGGGCTTGTCGCTCGTGTATGACCAAGCAGAGGACTTGGGCGAACTGTGGACACGTACTAAGGAAATACTGCCTTATAAAGAAGTATCAGATGAGTGGCTCAAAGAAAAGTTTGGTATTGAGGTTACAGGGCAAAAAGCCCCTGCCACGCCTCAAAAACTCACCTTAGATTTTTTCGACTAAGCCCCGACACTTATTTCGGGGCACTACACCTGAACCTACAAAAACAATACGCTCCTTGCGATTGTCAGGCGTGCCAAGAAGCAAGATTAGCATCCCCAGCCCCTCTCCCAAGTAGAGGGGAGAAAGACCTTACTAAGGTGGCTAAGAAAGCGTTTGACTATTTGCATAAGAAAGGCACCTACAAACCCGAAGATTTAACGAAATACAAAGCCTACCGCGACCTTATCACTGCTACCGCTGAAGTGTTTAACACCGCTATCCCTCACCAAGTGCCCGATGAGATGAGAACCTATTTAGAGAAAGATGTATTTATCTTTTCAGGGCTCAAAACCCATACACAACTCACTGAGGCGCGGAGCAAACTAAAAGATGAGCAGGGCAATATATGCCCTTATTATCAGTTTGAACAGGAGATACTAAAACTGAATAACACCTACAACCGTAACTACTTAGAAGCCGAGTACCAGTTTGCCGTGCAGAGTGCTCAAAGTGCCGCTAATTGGGCTAACCTACAAACCGACACGAGCCGTTATTGGTTGGAATATCGCACCGCAGGTGATGAGCGAGTAAGGCAAAGCCACGCAGCTTTGGCAGGAATATGTTTGCCTAAAGACGATGCTTTTTGGACAGAGTACTACCCACCTAATGGGTGGCGTTGCCGTTGTACAGCTGTAGAAGTATTGGCACGTGAAAACACCAAAAGCAACCCCGAAACTGCCAAAAAGGCAGGCGAGGCTGCTACTACCCAGATAGGCAAGAGCGGCAAGAATAAATTGGAGATGTTTCGCTTTAACCCAGGGCAGGAAAAGAAAGTATTTCCACCCACTAATACCTATACCCAAGTAGTAGGGGCTGGGCAGGTACAGCAGGTGTTAAACAATATGCAACAAAGGCAAGAACCCGAATATACACCTACTAATATTCCTACTTATGAAAGTCAGTTAAATATAACAGTTAATAGGAGTATTTTTGAGGGCTTAACAAGAGAAACTCCTTTGTATTTTAGAGAGCCTATAGGATATAGAGCTATGAGTGGAGCCTATTATTCACCTACAAGTAATTTTGTGAAAATACCGATTGATAGTAGAAGACGAGAAAGCAACTGGTATGCAGAAGCGGTAGTTTATCACGAATTTGGACACGCTATTGACACTCATATAGGAATGAGACAAGACAGTAGAGTAAAAGATGTGATGGATAAACATCGTAATATCTTTGCTGAAGATAGAAATAAAGGATACTTAGAAATTCAGAGAAACCTCAATGAAAAAATGAGAGAAGCTCAGAGAGAGAATAACCATAATTTAATGGAACAAATAGGGGCTTGTAGTGATACACTTATGTCCTTAAATAGTAATTTTGGTTCAGGACACTCAAGAAGATATTTTAGTATAGATGGAATGAAGGAAGCTGAGTTTATTGCCCACGCTTTTGAAAATACCTTTGCAGGTAATGAAGTTTTTAGGGAGGTTATGCCTGATTTATATCAAGATACTATACAAATGATTAGAAGTTTTATACCAGAGTAAGTTGGTGAACAAAAATATCACTACACAAAACATCTTGTTCTGTAGCATAAGTAATTCTTTTTTGTTCTTTATCGGCTTTTTTTAAAAGAGCTAAAAAGCGACCTTCCTCATTATGAAGTAGAGAGAAGTTATAGAAGGTTTCTATATCTTGGGCGTAAATATCCTCCTCACTTCCTGAGTAATCACGTTTGCTGAGATATTTATTAAGTAAGTCCATAGTAAAATGTATTTTAGGCAACAAAAGTACAAAATAAAAACAAAACAACAAGCAAATAAACACAAAACTTTTTTTAAATGGAGTTTAAAGACTTTTTAAATCACATCTTAACGGATACCAAAGTGAAGCTCACAGAAGCGTTTGACCGCAATTTTGAGCGTAAGGCATTCTTTGATGATAAGTGGGCTAATACCCTTATACCCAATAGACGTGGCTCGCTAATGATGCGCACAGGTACACTAAGGCGTTCTATCCGTAGTAGCATTGAGGGTACTACTATCCGCTGGACAAGCTCGGTGCCTTATGCCGATATTCAAAACAATGGTGGCGAAATTGA